AGCATGGGTCAGGCGAAGGTTATTACGTCGGAACCTTGGAAGACGAGAACGACGCTTGCTACACGCTCGAAGAAGCACTTGAACTAGCGAAAGCGTAAGCGGTGGCGATGACTACATCGCTATTACGGTAGAACCAAAATAACACACACCCCGCCCCAACGGCGGGGTTTTTTATGCTCAATCTATTCTATGCTCAAACCTTGAAAATTATACTTGACTGCCTGCGTGCGGTCATGTATAATAAGAGACGAAAGGGGGGATACTATGAAGTTACCTAAAGCAAGGATAACCTTGGACTTAGATCATGACTTGTTGGAATGGATCATGAGAAAGGTTCAAGAAACAAAGAAAAGTCGTAATGAAGTAATCGGGCAAATGATTAAACTCGCTAAGGAGAATGAAGATAACCAAGTGTCAATGGATGAACGATGATTACGATAGTTATTTAGAACCACCAACTGAACCTAGATATGTTGTTTGTACGAACCAAAGGGGGATCAGTTGACATCGACAAAAGGGGTGAGACCATGAGAAAGCGCTGGGAGGACGCACTAACTCTCATCTTCTTCCTCGGCCTCCTGGCCCTGCTGGTGTGGACAAGCTATCAGGTTTTTCTCCTGATTCGGGGCCAGGTGCCAAATTGGGCTGATGCTGGGAGCTACTACTGGAAATTGGCGGGGAGGTGAGAGGCGTGGCCGTCCGTCGCGGTTGGACTTCGGCAGAGGACGAGTTTGTACGTCGGGCTTATCCCAAGTACCCGGCCTCGGAAATCGCTAAATACCTTGGACGGACAAAGGCAGCAGTTCATATCCGGGCCAATAGGCTGGGCGTCAAGAAGCCCCATGAGGCCAGAAGGGAGATTGCACTCAGGAATCTGTCCAAGGCACACGGCAAGCCAAAGCGTGAGATGCCTCGGCACATCAAAGAAGCCCTTGGCTTCCATGACTACTGGAGAGGGGGGGTATGGTAATGGGTGTCAGTGTCTACGAGCAAGAGAAACTGCTGGAAGAGCGTCGGCAACAACTGCTCAACCGCTACAAACGTATCGAAATGGAAGCGTACAAGTGGGAAGCTGGGCTAATCAGTGCCCAGCGGTTAGCGGAGATTGTGTTCGGCATTGTCAACGAAGAGGCACAAAGATAGCCCCTCACCTATGCGACAGGTGAAGGGGCACGAACAAAACACCTAAGCCCAGTTTACCAGACTAGGCTCCGGAAAACAAGGGGGAAGGGAAGCAAATGGCAGTTAACGTTTCGACACCAACAATAGACATGACCAGGGCGGAGTGGCTCGAGGCAAGGCGCAAAGGTATAGGTGGCAGTGACGCTGCCGCCATCGCTGGCCTGAATCGATGGAGAAGCCCCATCATGGTCTGGCTTGAGAAGACGGGACAGGTGGAGCCGAAGGAGCCAGGTGAAGCGGCCTACTGGGGCACGGTCCTGGAGGACGTGGTGGCCCGGGAGTTCACCAAGCGCACAGGCAAGAGGGTGCGCCGGAAGAGCGGCATGCTCCATCACCCCGAGTATCCCTTCATGCTTGCGAACATTGACCGCCTAGTGGTGGGAGAGCCTGCTGGCCTTGAGTGCAAGACCACGGGTGAGTACAACAAGCACGAGTGGGGTGATGATGGGGAGAAGATCCCGCCGGAGTATCTGCTCCAGGTGATGCACTACATGGCAGTGACAGGGTTCGAGCACTGGTATATGGCCGTGCTCATCGGGGGCAACAAATTCAAGTGGTTCAGAGTGGATCGAGACCAGGAGCTGATTGACTACCTGATCAAGATCGAGTCCGACTTCTGGGCACTGGTTGAGGGCGGCACTCCCCCGCCGATGGACGGGTCAGATGCCTCAAGGGACCTGCTAAACCGGTTGTACCCTGAGAGCAACGGTGAGGCCATCGAACTCCCCGACACGGCCCTGGAACTCATCGAGCAGAGAGACTACTGGGCCCAACAAGAGAAGGAGGCCGCCGAGAAAAAGCAGGAGGCCGAGAACAAGCTCAAGGACCTCCTGGGCGAGTGCGAAGTGGGCTGGGCCGGAGACAGGAAGGTGATCTGGAAGACGGTCGTTTCCAGGCGACTCAACACCAAGCTGCTCCAAGCTGAGAAGCCCGACGTCTACGAGCAGTACCTAACAGAGTCCTCTTACAGGCGCTTTACCATCAAGTAAGGAGGGAATCTGAATGTCAAAGACAGCCGTCAAGACCGCCCTGGCCGAGAAGGCCGCTGGGCAGACTAACAAGCCAATGACCCCCGAGCAGACCATCAGACACTATCTCCAAAAGATGGCCCCAGAGATCAAGCGGGCCCTACCCAAACACTTAGACGCAGACAGACTAACCCGCATCGCTCTCACCACCATCAGGCAGACCCCAAAACTCCTTGACTGCAATATCCAATCACTCCTGGCTGCCGTTATGCAGAGCGCACAGCTGGGCCTGGAACCCAACATCTTGGGACAAGCCTATATCATTCCCTACGGCAAAGAAGCTCAGTTCATAATCGGCTACCGCGGCATGATCGACCTGGCCCGCAGGAGCGGCCACATTGAGAGCATCTATGCTCACCCCGTATATGACCAAGATGAATTTGACTACGAATACGGCCTTAATCCCAAGCTCCGGCATAAGCCAGCGATGGGCGACAGAGGGAAGTTCATCGGGGCCTACGGCGTGGCCAAGTTCAAAGATGGGGGCTATCACTTCGAGTTCATGCCCAAGAGCGAGATCGACAAGCGCAGGGCCAGGAGCAAGGCCAAGAACAGTGGGCCCTGGGTCACAGACTATGAGGAGATGGCCTGCAAGACTGTTATCCGCCACATGTTCAAGTATCTTCCGATCAGCGTTGAGATCATGAAGCAGGTTGAGCACACAGATGAGACGGTCAAGACCGAAATCGCCCCTGATATGACTGAAGTCCCCAACATCATTGAGGTCGACTACGAGACGGGCGAAGTCATCTCTGCGCCGGGGCAGGAGGAAGCCAAAGCAGAGGCCGAAGCCGAGGATGCGAACTGGGCCGAAGCGGATTATCCTGAGGGGTTGAGGCTCGAATGACCAACAGGTGCGAACAGTGCACGTACTACCGCCCTGTATCCCCTGTATCCGCAGGTGCGGGATGGTGCCATTGTGATGCGATGCAGGTGGCGGTGGTAGCTGATTTGGAAGCCTGTAAGAACTTTGAAAGGAGGACAAGCATGGACGAAAAACGCACCGAGGCTATAACCATCGAGTTGTGGAGATACACGTCATTGGTGAGGAAAGAGGAGAGGCTTGAGATCGCCCGAGCCATCCTTGCCAAAGCCGAATTCTACGAGAGTGAGAAGTTGAAGTTGTTGAAAAGTGTCTTGTTGGAGAAAGAACCGTGTACTACACCCACGACTACCTAACCGCCAGGGGCATGGCCTCACAGGAGCGGGCGTGGCTGGAGCCGCGCCCCTCGCCCCGGGAAGTGGAGTGTGCTTACTGTGCTACGCTGCTCGATAAAGACGATGCGCACTGGGATGGCATACACGGTCCTTACTGCGATGACTGTTGGGAGGAGATGAACTGGGGGTGAGCAACCATGCTGTGTGTCTGCGGCCGGGGTATGATCCGCTGCTGGATACCATGGATAAGGAGCGGCGGCTGGGTCTGCACACACTGCGGCTACTGCGCTAGGCTTGACTACCACACCGGACGTAAGCAAGTGCTGTGGCGGCCCAGGCGGTACGGAAGGAAGGCGGTATAAGTGCAAGGGCGTGTACCATGCGACATTGGGACAATCCTGAAATGCTGGAGGTGTCTTAATTGTATTGGCTGTTAGTATGGCTACTATGCAGCGCCTGCTTTTTAGCTGGAGCATGGTGGGCGAGTAGGGAGAGAGTTTGATTTTGGTCAGATGGGGAGCCAACACTCCCCATCGTATCCCATCTGGGCAATGATACACCGAGGCGTAGTGTGCAGTTGAGGTTGGTTATGGAATAGGGGGTGGTGAAACCATGGCGGTATATAGGCAGGTTCATGTGAGTTTCTGGCAAGATCCGTTCATTCTAAACCTTACGCCGGAAGAGAAGTATTTCTACTTGTACCTGATGACTAACAGCAAAACCAGTCAATGCGGCATTTACGAGATAAGCAAAAAAGTGATGATGTTTGAAACGGGCTACAACTTAGAAACGGTGGAAAAGCTGCTTAACCGTTTCATTGAATACGGCAAAGTTGCCTACGATGAAGAAACTGGAGAAATTTT